AAGGAGGTTAACTGTGTACCAGGTGTGTGATAAGCAGTTGAGCTAAGACCAATGATAGGGAACTGAGCTGATTTGCCAGATGAGATAGTTCTTACAGTATGAAGACTCTCGAACACCGTGGCTTTACGGAAAGCAGAGAGAACTTCTCCACTAAAAACCTTGAGGAAGAGAGCGTCATAAGAAGTACCTGTCGCATTGACAAGGCCCAGCCGTGAGCTGGTGAAGTTAGCCATAAAAGAGAATACCTAAGAAGAAGAGAGTTCCTAACCTCCTTCCTTCAACTCTGGGTATCCCTCGCAAGGGGCCAATGTTTATTGAAAAGGTCTAGGTATCTATATAATAGCCTTTAAAACACACTTGATCTAGATAGTTTCTGTTCTACTTTCTTCCTAAAAGCAGGATCAGTCTTATAAAGAGGGTCATTCATAGCTGCTACAACTTGTGCATGAGATTCAAATTTATCGCCTGTAGTTCTAGAAGCTTTGCCTCCAATTAACTTAGGTTCAATGTTTGCTTGAGACATATAACGACTATGTAAACCACCGATCACAAGTTTAATTTGATCAATGTCTGTCGTTTTAATAGCACGATCGAAGGCTGCTTTCTCTCCATCTGTTAAAGCTCCTGATGCCCAAGTAAGCATGTCATCGTAAGCTTTCTCGCCTCCAAACTCTTGTTTAATTTGAAGAACTTGTTGCGATGCAAGTTGAGAATCTTTGGCACTATTAAATTGAACACCTTCTAGATAAGCATCAACCATTTCTTTGTTGAAGCCAGCTCCATCTAGTGCTGTGTAATCTTCCTGAGTTAATTTTCCTGTCTGTTGCCAGCGTTCATTCATTCCACCGAAATCAATTCCAGCTTCTTCAAACCGACTACCAATAAAATCTCCATAGATTTCTTTAGGATCAGTAGAAGTTTCTGTCTCTGTCTCTGTTTCTGATTCTGTTTCAGTCTCAGCTTTCGGTTCAGTCTCGGTTGGAGGTTCTTCTGCTTTCTCTCCTGAACTAAGTTTGGTTTGTAGTTCTTTATAACCTTTCTCTAAATCCTCAACTGATTTGTATTTACCAGCGAGGAGTTCAGAGCTAGGTTCTTCAGATTTTTCTGCCTCTTGTAAAGAGGCTTGATCTTCTAAGGATAAAGCTGGAGTTGGTTCATCCTTGATAGTGATTGATTCAGGCATGGTCTGTTGTTGTTAATTACTTAATAGTGATATGTCCAGGTCGATCATGGATCACCTGTGGTTTCTTAGGTTCTTTAGCAGCTTTCTTTGGCTTCTCTTCTTTGATGACGAGTTCCTTTACATCCGCATCAGGAGGGGGAACTTCTTTAGGCGGTGTCGCCTTGGGTATTGGTGGGGCCGCTGGGGACTCCAGCTTCGGTAACTGCTGTTGGGAGGGCGTTGGGGACTCCTCCTTCTTCTGTTGACTGGGGGCCATAAGGTGCTCCGGCTTGTGTGTAATTTTTCACCAACTGTGCAGTGGCTGGTGATTGCAACAGGGAATTCATTTGTTCCTGTTGTTGCATCTTATTCTGAGCTGTTTGTGCAGCAATTTGTTCTTGCTGTAATTGATCAGAAGTTTTAACTAAGTTAGTAGTGTCAATAGATGCGCTTGCCGCAAGTCTACGCAATGCTTCTTCCATGTTCAAGTATTGAGCCATTACTTCTGCGCCTAACGCTTGATGTCCAATAGTTATGAACTCAGTTAATTTATTCATATCATCACCACGACCAATAGCTTCTAATCCTGTAATTGGTTTTGGATTAACTAATGGTTCTCCGTTCTGTTGGTTAACAGGGAACTGAGGTAACTTCCCTTTACGTTGAAGGATATACATCAACCTTCTAACTAAAGGTAGTTGTAGTTCTTGAGTGAGAATAGAGTACAAGCCACCGATGGAGGATTCTAATTCTTGAGCCATATATCTAATCTCTTCTGCTGTCACTCTTTCGCCTGGTCTTTGTATTGCAGTATTGAGAAGGAAGGCGAACTGCATACGATGTTCAATCCGATCAATAATACTATTAACTATCTGTAGGTCTTGACTCTTCTGACTTTGAATGACGCTGACATCGTTAGCATTACCCTGAACGATTGCACCATTGGCGGCTGATGATAATGTTCTTGGTCTAGTAGTACCGTTGGGATTAACTAAGAACAGAATCTTTGCAGCGGCTGCACTTGCTTCGAGTGCTGATTGATATAAAGATTCCAGTGCAGTTAAGTCACCGTAATAGGCTTCAACGTGTGAGCGACCGTATTCTTCTGTGTCAATTCGTTCAAAGCGTAATGGAATCCAAGGGCTGCAATCTTCAGGGCACATGCCATGTGTGCCTGGTATTTCTTTACCCTTTGCCTCTTGATACCAGATAGCTTTGTTATCTTTAAACTTTACACATGTATAGAGTTTAATTGTTTTCTTAATAGGTCCAGTATTTTCCTGTGACTTATCATTTACAGGAAGAAAATCTTCAGGTAAAGATTCAGGATAAACTTCTTCTTCTACTAATATCTCAGTAACTGTACCCATTGGGTCACGTACTACACAGAACCTATCGAGATGTATAACTCTTATTCCATCTGGGCCTACATAAAGAAGTACATTACCTGCTACTAACAGTTGCTTGAAAGCTTCGTGCATAGAAGCACGAGCTGACATAGTTTCGAGCATTGTCATTACAGCTTGCTCAACCTTTACTAATGCAGTGTCGAGTTCTGTTTTTATTTCTGGTCCTACATCATCTATCCTCATAGCCAAGGTATCCATTTCTAATTTAAAGAAAGGACTGTTGGGAGGGAAAAGACTAAGACCTAAACGAGCTGCTAAATGACTAACACCTCTAGCACCTACTGATTGATAAGGAGTTTTTAATTTCCCATGATCCCCCATGTTGGCATCAGGAACCAAGCTAGGGATTGTAACTTTGCTACAGTCTCTTGCTCTTTGTAAGAAAGGATCTCTTGATGTGACTAGCTGTTGATAGCGAGCAGCGACAGTACTATCAGTCTCATCCTCGTAAGGTTTGCCTTGGCTGTCAACGTCAGTGGTTAGTGTTAATTCCATAGGGATTAATTAGTAATACCAAGACCTGTTTCTGTTTGAACATCGGACTTGTAACCTTCTCGACCTCTCTTCCTTCTATTAGCAGAAGCTATGTCTAAAGCAGGGGCAGCCATATCAGCACTTCTTTCAGGAGACTTAGGTGGTTTCTGTGCTGCTATTCTTTTCTGTTCTTCATGTCTAGCTTTCGTATAATCAAATTGTTGTTGCCAACGAATATCGGCCTGTCTAGCTTGCTCCCTAGATTGCTCTAAGGATTGTCTTTGCAGAGCGATTGACTCTGAGTTGTCTGAGCCTCTAGCCCCTCCGCCTCCGCCGCACATAATTAATTTTCTGTACTGTTTTGGTCATTGTAAACGGAATACAACATCCGTACCACTGACCTTGCACCTACATAATGCCATATTTCTCTATCTTCTTGATCAGTAGAAGGACATTGTTCAGGATAAATCTCATCTAACCTCCTTAAAAGTGCATCATCAATAGGAGGCCAAAGCTCTTCGTCATTCATAATGTTGGCTCCCAAAGTTTTACATTACCTGTTGTATGATCGTACTCCCCATCACGCAAGATACGTGTTAAACGTGCAGTCATAATGGCATCAGCATAGGTTTTCTTCTTCTTAACATAAGCAGCGTGAACCTTAGCCCACATCTCTTCCATAGTTTCTGCGTCACCTAATAATTTTTCTGCTGTAACTGGACCGACACCAACTAAACCTTCTACATTATCAGTCTTATCTCCCGATAAAGTTTGTAACATCCAGTGTCGATCAGCTTTCTTACGAGTAACTAATTCAAGATCATCATTAGCTAAGAGAGTACAAGGAACACCTCGCATATCTTTATCAGGCGACACGATTACAGGGTTGTCATACTTCTGTCCTGTTGCAAGTAACCCCATAACATCATCACCTTCTAATCCATCAAAGCTAATAGCATGAAACTCTTTAGCTACTCTTTCTTTTATATTTTTCAGACCTAGAGGTTTACGTTTACCTAGTCGATTAGCTTTGTAATCTTGATAGATCCCATGTCTGAAGGTGGGATAATCAGAGAAGCACATGATCGGATTACCTGGACTGATGATCTGATACTGAGCAACACGATCTTCAATCAGTTGCATTGCATCACGTTCATCTAGGTGGAGGGTATGAAGATTCTCATCCCATCTGATATCGGTTTCTACCGAGCAGCAAGACGAAAAAATTAACCAATCAGCGTCAATTAATAAAGTCATTAGAAGTAAGAAGACATTGGTACAGATAGACGACCTGTTTCTTGGTCGTAAAGAAGTTTGTCAACAGGGCCAGTAAATCCTGCGTGTCTATTTTTCAAACAGCGCAGTTGCATTTCACTACGTTCTGCGGCATCCCCCTGTTGATTTCGTTCACAACTAATTACTGCATCACTAAGCTGAGCAATAGAATGTGAACCTCTTAAATGGCCAAGCGAGACTTGGGCTCCCTCCTCATGGCCTCTCCCTTCGGGGCGTTTGAGATGACTGACAAGAAACAATCCAACGCCAGTCGATTCAACAACTTGTCGAAGCTTGGTGCATGTGACATCAAGAGCACGCCTCTCATCACAGTCAGTGAGGCCACTAACGATGATGGTCAAGTGATCAATGAAGACAACATCTACACCTTCTACATTCGCAAGATATTGGATCTGTTCTACAAGGCGATCGGGATCCATCGAACCGAAGTGGTCATAAAGAAAGAGACGTTGAGTAGCACAAAGACGATCAAAGGCTGATCGAGTTGTCTCTTCATCTGCAAGAGATGGATCAAGATGAATAGGTAGGTTGAGTTCAACTCCAACTATCCCTTGCAATGTGCGTTGAATACTTTCTTCGAGTGCGATGTATCCAATCTTTAGTCCTTGAATGAGGAAGTGATGAGCCAGCTCCCTACACATTGAACTCTTCCCTGTTCCACTACCAGCGCAGATAGTAATCATCTCGCCTTTGCGATATCCCTTTAGATATTTATCTAGTTGGGGCCAAGGGTATTTACATATAGCAGTAGCTCCAGGTTTGATTAATTCATCCCATAGATCCGCTGCATTAATGATCCCGTCTGGTCTGACGGGTGTTGCTTTCCAAAGCAAATCCCGCAACAGCTCTGCCTCTCCAGCGATGAGCATTTCATTAGCATCCTTGCGTGGCAATCTTGCGATAGCTGCTTTTCCAGCAGGTAATACTTCAATTGCTTTTTCGGCAGCCGCCATACCTGGTTCATCCGAATCCAGGCAAAGAACAATTCGAGCGAAGTTGGATAACCATTTCAAGTTTGCAGATATATATTTGCTAGCACTCTGTGCTCCATTAGGCAATGAAACCACAGGGAACTTATTACCTTGCGCTTGACTGACTGACATGCAATCAATCTCACCTTCGGTAATAACAACAAACATATTTTGTGTGCCATGTTGTCTCCATAAATGTTGACCCCATAGCTGCATGTCTGAACAGTCACCCACCCAACTGAATCTTTTGTCCTTAGTTCTTATGTGTTGAGCACACGGTTTGCCTAGTTGATCTCTAAAGGTAGAGACTTGAACAGGTTGTCCATGTCTTTCAGTTGTTCCATATCCATATAGTTCTGCTGTCTCCTTAGTGATTCCACGCTTAGTTAAAGCTTTGGAAACAATTCGACACTGATCTATAAGGTCAGGCTTTTTCATGGGAGTCACAGTCATTGGTCGTTTCTCTTTCTTTGAAGGTTGGAATTGATACCCGCAGCCATAGCAATGTGCATGTCCGTCATCGAACCAAGCAAGATTATCTTTGCTATCACACTCAGGACATGGGCCGTGTCTCAGGTATTTGCTTTTGCTTTTCATGTTTCGCTTGCCATATAAGAATTTTTCTATGTAGTCCTCTGTATGGAAGAGGTTGCCTCGATGGGATGCCTTTAAGATTGTTGAATAGCTGTTGAGACAAACGCCACTTATTTGTCATGTATTCATCTACCTCAAGAGGATCAGCCCAACGACCTAAATGAAGTTGATAAGTTTTACCTGATGTAGTTGACCACCAAGTATCAAATTCATTTGCTTGTCGAGGACATTTGAGATTCGCTATGTGTGCCATTAGATTTTTTCCAGTGGTGGATCAGGAGTTTTAATTCCTTGATTCTTTGTTCTGCATACTTGATGCGATCAGTAACGTTCATCTCTTCTCCAAGGTTTAGGCTCGTGACTATCAATCACAAGGCATTTCCATTCAGGATGTTCTGCCTTGACTATCTCAACTGCCTTAGCTGCTGATGATGCACGTTGAAATACAAGAGAAACCTTCTCATATTTTTTATCAGGATCAACGACCTTGATAGTAAATACTTTGATTTGATTAGCAGAAATGAAAGCAGTTTCATCTTCTGCTATTGCTCTTTGTCGTTTAGTCATACCAAGATGAGGGGATAGTGCCGCTAGCCCATTTGAATCCATGCCTTGTAGCCCAAGCTCCATAGGTAATAGATTTTTTGGCACGGCTGATTTTATCTTTGGCGTTTTGGAAGCACATCCTTATGTCAAGTTCAGGATGTTGCTCCTTAACGCATAGCATTTTGCGCCTGTCCTGAGCAGAAAAGAAACCTTTCAGCTCAACGACTATCCCATTAGCAAGAATGAGATCAGGTGTGTACTTAGCTTGAATTACATAGTCAAGGACTATTGGTTCATAACTAAAGAGAAGGTTGCGTTGTTGAAGGCTGGCAGCTACACCAGCCTCAAACTTACTCCGATATTTAGAAGTCGGATGCGTCTTCTTCCGTTGAGGAAGTCGAGACTTCGCACGCCCCTTGGAAGTTTCCTTCCGTTGCTTCAAAGCCATAACTTGTGGAAGATTTTGTGTATTCTTTTAGGTCAATAATTTGTGCAGCTAAAGGTTGAATCTTTATTCCCACCCCAGTAGAAGGATGG